GGCTCGCCCACCTGCACATAACCCTCCAAACCGAACCACTGCCGCAAGTCCTGCAACGTGCTGCTTATGCCGTGCAAGTCGTGGCGGTAGCGAGTAACGTATGTGTTGTCGTAAACTTCCACCCATTCCGTCTTTGACTTTCCGTCCTCGGTGAAGTCGTAGAACTTGCGGGCGAACAAGTCCACGTTGCCCAAGCCGTCATAATGCGGATAGAGCGTGTCGCCGTTGAGGTAGGAGAACGACTTTATGCCAAGTTTGCCCTCGTTGAGGTAATAGACAATAGCCGCGTCGCCCGTGATGAACAATGAGCGTCCGAACTCGTAAAGGGCTATCTCGCTGTTTTTCTCCAGCCAGCCCATCTGCCACTCGAAGAAGTCCTTTTGCTGCTGCTCCGTGACTGTAGGGGCGATGAGCGTGTGCTTCACGTTGTTGCCGAAAGAGTGTACGAGCTGCTGCGCCACGATGATAATCTGAAAAGGCACGGCGATACGCAGCACCTTTTCCTTGTAGTAGTGCTTCACGGTCTTGCCCGTGTCGTCCACCGTTTCCTCATACTTGATTTTGTCGGGGTAATACTCCTCGTTGTTAATCCTATGCCCCGTGGGGTAATACTCTTGCAGGAAGTCGCTCTGTGACATTATCTGAAAAGACTTCCTGTTCTCGTAATAAGACGCACTGTCGAGCCGCCTTGTCGTAGCCCCTTTCATATATCCCTCTGCCGTGATACGTCCGAAGGGCTTTTTCCTCAATAAATCCACTACTGCCATATCGCTATTCTGTTTTTGTTCTGACTATAAGCACCCCAAGCCTATCCACCGCTTGCGCCGCGACTTGAGCTTGAATATCTGTTGCATAAGCATCATTTCTATAAAGTCGGGCGAATGACCCACGAGCCGCTTCATCATCGGCTTTTTTATCAGCACGAAGCCACGGTCACTGTCGGGGTCGTTGCGTATCGCCTTGCGCTCGCCCATAAGCACATCACGGAGGCGCACGTTCTTGTAGTTCTTTCCGCTGAAACGGCGGTCTAACAAGTCGTGGTCTATGCTAATCTCGCCGTGTATGAGCGCGTCGGCGAACATATAGGCGCACTGGCTCTTTATCGTGTCATACGCCCCCTTGTCCTTGTCCTGCACGCTCTCGCGGTTGTTGAACGGCAACGCCTTCGGGAAGAAGCCTTTGAACGACTGTCCTATGCCCGAAAGGTCGTAGGTAAAATCCTCCTCGCGCACGCCCCATTCCGTGAGCTTCGACTTCACAAATTGGATGCTCTCGCGGCTGTCGTGGCGGAACGTAACGACATCCCTCAAATGGTTGCCTATGAAAAGCCCAAGCACAAGGTTGTCGCCGCCGTCAAAAGCCACGTCGCAAGAAGCCGTCTTTTTGCCGTCGCCGTATTGGTAGGAGTTCTCAAAGAACTTCTCCATGTGGTCGTACTTTATCAAATCATCGCCCGCAGACTTGAACTTCCAGTTACCGCGCAAATCCCGCTCCCACTGCTCCTCGCTCTGCGCCGCAAGGTTGGCGAGGTATTCGGGACTGTCGCGCATAAGTTGGTAGTTATCTTCAAGGCGAGCCTCAACGAAGCAAGCCGACTTGATGAAAATATCCCACGGCTTGCCGTATTGCTGCATCTTCTCCGTATAGACCTCATCTATCAAGTCCTTACATCGCTCGTAAACCTCCATTCGGGTGTTGCCCCATACAATATCGTGGAGTGAGCCGTTTTTGACGAAGAAGTAACGTTTTACGCTGTCGCGCTCTGGTATCGGGTAGCCGTCATCGCCAATCCACCACTCTATGAACTTCGCCACCCAACTGTCGGGGTCGGGGTTGCACGTTCCCCAACAACGGTTGCGTATGCCGAAGGCGTTACGGTTGGTGGTGAGGATGAAACTGAACTTCTCCCACGGGCATTGCGTAATCTCGTCAAAGCCTATGTAGGCGTATTGCTGACCACGAAAGCGCATCTCAAACGTCTGCCAGTTGTCCGAGGCGTAGTAAGAGAACTTGAGCGTGCCGCCACGGTTGAAATTCCACGTCAGGTCATTCTTCGAAATATTGAGCGTCCCGAAGTCCTTATAGACAATCTTACTGTCGTTTATGATGCCCTCGAGGTCGGGAATGGAGTTGCGTAGGATGATACCACGGAAGCGCGGATTGTTGATGTCGTAAAGGGCTTCCATAAGCAAAGAGAAGCTTTTACTTCCGCCTCTCGCGCCTCCTCCAATCATCACGTCGGCATCGCAGGAGAGCATATTGTTCTGCCCGCCAGCCTGCGCTATGATTTTGTAGAAGTCGCGCTTCTTGCGGTCGGCTTCCAACAGCCTGCGCCATTCTTCCGTGGAAAGTATTTCGTTATCCCTTATCGTCCGCATTTTGACGTGATACCCAAAATTTTACTTGCAAATTTAAGATATTTACGCTGAAAGATAAAATTTTCCGTAAACTTTTTGGAAGTGAAATGTTTTTGTTGTAATTTTGCCACTGAAGATTGACGAAAAACGTCTCTTTCCAAACTTGACTTTTACGTTTAACTATTTATAAATTTACATGGAAAGAGAAAAACTCATTTCAACATTGCAGGAGAAAGTCGGACAAAGCGACTTCTCGGTACAGACCCTCGGAGGGATAATCGACATGAACCCGCTCGCAGACGGCGCAGAACCCGATGACGCTTATTGGGAGCGCACGATGAGCTTCGTGAGGACGCTGCAAGGGCAGTACAACCACGACTTCAGCACGAAATTCCAGACCGAGGTTGACAAGAGGGTCGAGGACTTCAAGAGAACCTACAAGCCCGCAGACCCTAACACACCGCCGACAACGCCACCCACAGAGCCGAAGCAGAACAAAGAGGTGGAGGAGCTGAAAAAGCAGATTGAGGAGCTGAAAGCGCAAAATCTTGAGAAAGAGGAAGCGGCAAGGCAAGGCGAGCTGCTGAAAAAGGTGAGAGCGGCGATGAGGGCGCAAAACGCAAACGATGCGTATGTGCTTGACAAGACCCTGCAAGGCGTGAAGTTCGACACGGCAAAGACCGTGGAGGAACTGACCGCCGAAATGCTGAAGGCGTATGACAAGGAGTTTACGCAGTGCAGGGGCGGCGGTATGCCTCCGCGAGTGGCTAAAGAGGAGGGTAAGCATGAGACCGCAGCCAGCCGCTATTTCGAGAAGAAAGCGAAGAAAGAGGGTTGGGGTAGCCAAAAGTGAGTGATAATATCAAATTTTTAATGTAACGATTGTATGGGAACTATTGGTAACACTTTTGACGTGAAGTCCGTCAAGTACGGACACGCGCGTAAAGTTTGGCGAGAGATTACCGACATCTATCCCGCAGGCGGCGTTATAAGCAACGTTGCCGACTGGGTGGATGCAGGTAAAATTCCCGCAGGTACGCCCGTGAAATACGACCTTTCGGGCAAGACGATAGAAGCTCTTACCGACGCTAACGTAACGAGCAGCGATGGTATCAACGGCTTCTTGCAGGAAGATGTCGTAATAGCGAGCGCAAGCACCGTAGCCACCGGGACTGTTGTTTATGGTGGTGAAATCTATGGCTATATGTTTGCCGATGCCGTTCTTACGGCTCTTGGCGGCGTAGGCGCACAGATACGCAAAGTGACCATTGTTGAGTAATCGGCTTTGGTTTGACATTCGAGTTTAACAGGATAACAAAACAAGAAAGGTAAAAAGTATGAATACACTACCATTGGACTTGCTCAAAATCATTGAGTATGGCTTGGGTGGCGACAGCTGGCAGGAGTTCATCGACCGTTACAACGAGAAGTACAACTCTCTCGTGATTGACGGCTTCGAGTTCGCTCCCACGAAGCTCGACTACACTTTTGCGCAGCTGATTTCGAGCTTGGGCGTGGCTACTCTGCCCGCATACGTTGACCCCGAAAGCCCCGGTTACGAGACCTCGCTCCGCGAAATCGAAGGACGCACGGGCAACATCCCCACACAGAAGAAGTACTACCGTCTGAACAGAGTAACCCTGCGCCAGCAGCTCCAGCTCATTC